CAAGAAACTTTTAACAGTATTACAAGCCAAATGCAAAGATTTTGGATTGTCGGAGAAAGCCATCGAGGACTTGGCAACGTCAGGTAGCGAGGGCTTAACAGATGAAACCTCTGATGAGGACATCGAGAAAAAGGCGGATTCGTTGGTGCCATTCGCAAAGCTGATGCAAGCGGAGGTAACACGCAAGGCGCAAAACAAAAAGCCAGTGGAGAAACCTGCAGAAGCTCCAAAAGGCGGAAACAGCGAGGAAGAACCCGAATGGTTCAAGACTTACAAAGCAGAGCAGGAAAAGCAGTTGAAGGAGTTGAAAGACGAGAACGCTGTAATGAAGCTCGAAAAGAGTAAGGCTGAACGTGGTGCTGCCATTGCTGCAAAGGCAAAGGAACTGGGTATCCCCGATTTCCTTATGAAGCATATATCACTTGCTGATGATGCGGATATCGAAAAGGAATTGACGGAGTATAAACAGGAACTTGTCACCAACAGTTTGATGCCTGCTGATAAAGCGGACATCATATCATCGTCTGACGAAGCAGCTAAGGACGACGCCAAACGATGGGCGAACCAGCTGCCTGATTATTAACCTAAAAATTAAAAAGAAATGGCAATCGATTTCAAAAAAACGACCTATCCAGGTTCGATGGATCCATTTTGGCGAAAAGAAGCTAAGATTCTTCCTGGTGGTTTCAAATTGAAGCAAACCACATTCAGCGCCGGCGATGTCATTCGTAAAGGTTCTTTCGTTTATGCAGACATCGATAAGATGGAAGCCGCTATCATCAAGATCGGAATGGTTCTCGATGGTGGCACAACAACCAAACCTCGTGTGAGCAAAAAGAACTGTTTCTGTATCGGAGATACGGTAATGAAGTTGGGCGTTTCCACATCTTCACCATCAATATCCGCTATTGATCGTTCAAATCCAGATTATGATGTTCTTACATTATCTACGGCTATCTCAGGCCTATCAGAAGGAGATTTTCTCCAAGAAGCAACTCCGTATCAAGCATCTGCCGGCGAGACGACACCAGCAGTGGATGCATCTCCGAAGTATGTAGCCAATGCTGCGTTGGGTGCAGATCTCGAAATCAAGAATAGCGGACTTCCGACAATAGATGCGGCTTACGATGCAATTCTGTTGAAGTCTGTTATCACTCCTTTCCCAGCCGAATGGCTTGTTAGCGATGGATTCTGCCTTAAAGCTAATCCTAACATTATCATTATTAACCAGTAAATCACTAATCAGTTATGCCAAATCCAGTATTATTAAGTTCAATGTTCGGTGAACTGACCAAAAACGTACAGGCTCGCATAGATGCAGGTTCTGAACTTAAAAAACGCATCTTCGACAATGTGATTTACCGCAACTACATGCCATGGGATATGCCTACTGTAGGTCTCGATTTCGAGGAACTCATGGGTAGATACAACATCACGGTAGCGGCAGCCACCATAGGAGAAAACTCCAAAGAGCCTATCTTAGGGTCCTACGGTCTCGAAACCGTTAAGGAACGTGTGTTGAACCATGCGGTAACACTCCCAATGTCTGTACAAGATTACCGCAAAATCTTACAGTTACTCGACAGCAAATCCATTTCTGACGAGCAGAAGAAAAAGCAGCTCGTTGACTTGATGTGGGGCGGTGTCCAGAGAGTAGTCAACGGCGTTGAAGCCAAGTTAGATATGATCTTCTTAGGATCACTCTCTAATCTCTGCAAATACACCCTTGATGCGACCAACAATCCAGAAGGCGGTGTCAGAGGCGAAATAAACTTCAATATGCCAGAAACTAACATCGCAACTTCTAAAACACTATGGACAGAAGCTAACATAGAGACTGTTGACTGTATGGAAGACATTCAGGCAATGCTTGACGCTGCGGAAGATAGAACTGTATTGAAAAAGATTCTTCTGTCACCTTCAAAGGCAGCATACATGTGTCGCTCCAAGAAGATGAGACAAATGATTTGGGGTACTGACAAATCCTCTAAAATCGTTCAATTGAAAGATATTAACGATTACATGGAAAGTAACGGTTATCCAACCTTTGAGAAAATCAGACGTCAATGTATGATTCAGAACGGAAACAAGCTCACACCTCACACTCCATGGAACGCCAAAAACATCGTTTTCATTCCAGACGGAAATCTCGGCATCGTCAAAAACGCATACGCAAATAATGAGTTGAAGCCTGAAAAAGATGTGGCCTATAGCAATTACGGTCGTATCCGTGTGTCTCAGTGGCACGTTGGCGAGACCAAGGGTGCTAATCAAGGCGAATTTACAAAGGCGGAAGTCCTTGCATTGCCAGTTATTACCGAAGTGAACAGTATTTACACTCTCAAAACCGAAGAATAAATGGTTATGACTAATTTGGAAGCGTTGAAAGCCCAATGCAAGCTAATTTGCAACACTTGTTACGTTGATAACGATGTGGCTCTTTTATCATTATTCAATGCAGGGATTGACGCAACTGCAGAAGCAACTGCCAACAATCCTGACATCATCAGTACAGCAATCCTAATTGTAAAAGGTTGGGTGGAAACAAGTCGCTCAGAAAGCGGCATATCAGTATCTGTAGATATAGATAATGTTAAAAAAAGTATCATGTTTTGGTGTAACAAGGCAGGTCTTAACGCTTCCGAATATGTTGATGATATTGTTGTTATTGATAACGGCTCAAATTTGTGGTAAGATGAGAACTAACGGAATATTAAGGTATCAAATCATTTCAGAAACAGGATTTAATGATGATGGGGAACCTATCGCATCAGATTCTTGGAGTGAAGAGATTCCTTGCTCAATTAAAACTGTCACAAATAATTCAAAAGGAAGATATGAGGATGGAAAGTTTAACCAGGCATCATACGAGATATTGGTTGAAAACATTCCTATTTATATCAGACGAATAAAATTAGAACGTGGCGGAATCGCATTGGGCGAATATCCCGTACAAGGTTTACCGACTCCTACGACAATGGGACGTGTTAAAATCATAGTGTGATGCCCGGCAAGATGATTACACCTATCAAAGTCATTGGAGACCATATCAAGGCAAGCGTAGAAGCCAAAATGAGGGACATTGTTAACACTTTCTGCTATGTTGGCGAACAGTGTATTATCGAAGCCCGCAACAACGGCGACTACACAGACCAGACAGGTAACCTAAGAAGTTCAATTGGATACGCAGTAATATGGAACGGTAAGGTCATACAAAAAGAGCTCGCCGATAAAGTCAAAAAAGGCGATGAAGGCGTCTCTAATGGCGAGGAATTTCTATCGAAACGAATCGCCAAGGCTCAGAAGAAAGGCATCGTCCTCATAGTGACAGCAGGCATGAACTATGCCGAATATGTGGAAGCCAAAGGTTACAACGTACTTTCATCAGCCGAGCTAAAAGCTGGACCGCTAATCAAAAGCATATTAACACAAATAGGATTTAAAGTGAAGTGATGGAAAAGACCGAAAAGCAAATCGAAAAGGATGTATTTCGCATTGTTAAGGATAGCGAATTAAAGAATGTCATCGGCGGCAGTTTCTATCGTGCAGGTATGAGACCAAAAAACGCAATGACAGAGGACGTAGTTGTTAAGTTCTTGACAGGGATTGACGGCCAAGAGCAATCCGGCATTGTCCTCATCCATATTTATGTTTCAGACATTCCAGCATCCAATGATGGCGAATTGGTTGAAAACATCACACGCATTGATAATCTCGAGAAGTTATTGAACAATATTATGTCGGATATAGAAAACGACGAATATCTATTTGTAAAAGATGGAACACCTAAAAGTTTTCCAGTTGAAGGCATAGCACAGCATTACATCAATTTGCGATTACATTATAGACGTAAAACATTTTAAAATTATTAACTATGGCAAAGAAAACAATGTCTTGGTCCACATGCGAGATAGAAATTGGCAAGACTGGAGAAAATGACGTTATGGCGACTTCATTAAAATCTGTAGGTGTAATAAAAGACAAATCATCTACACTTGAAGCGTCAGAAGGTGAAACACTCGAAGCCAAGGCGACAGGAGGAGTGCTTGTCGCTAAAGAAGTCTCAGAGGGAGGTTACCAGCTCAAGACAAGAGTAATCGAACCTACCGAAGATTTACTCACAGAGCTTGGTTTGGGTGCAACATCAGATGGAGATTTCAATGTCAAGACACACGTCGTTGAAGGAGACTTCTCAGTCAAACTCACGCCAAAGAATGTCGGTGGCAAAGGAATAAAAGCTCCTAAATGTAGCGTCACATACGCGCCAGGTTGGAGTGAAGAAGAAGGTGCTTACGCTGATCTCACATTTGACATTCTCAAAGGAGAAGGAGATTATTGGTACAGCATATTCACAAAAACTGCATCCTGATAAAAACTACCCTGCATAGCTCAATGGCGAGAGCATTTTCGTGAGCTCACGAAAAAGATACGGGTTCGACTCCCGTTGCAGGCCTATCATTTTAAAATAATCATTATGAAAAGTCTCGAAAGCAAAACGGCGGATTGCATTCTCGAAATATCGCAGGACTGCATCATAATAGCAGGAGAGAAATATGATATCGCCCCTCCTACTCCAGCTACACTTATACTGATTTCTAAATACATATCTGAACTGCCTGAAGTTGACGGCAATACTAAAAACATTGTTAATGAGGTCCTTGGCAAAGCTAAGGATTTATCGATTATAGGCAAGATAGCCGCCACTCTCATTTTAGGAGCTAAAAGAGTCAAGGAACGCAGATATGTAGCAGTAAGACTTAAACCATGGCGTATTAAGAGAATGCCAGAACTTGACTATCTCGCCGACAAGATACTTGATGAGGTATCTAACGCCGATTTGTTCAGACTCATTTCTGATAGGCTCAACAATCTGCAGATCGGTGATTTTTTCGTGCTTACCACTTCCCTATCCGCAGCAAATCTGCTAAGAAGGACAAAGGAAGTGGAGACAGCATCTGGGGAATGATATACAGCTGGGCAAAGAACCTTAACACTACGCCTGAGCATATATTATATGAAATGAGCTATGAAAACCTTCTGATGTACAGTGCGGCGACACCGCATTATGACGATGAAAAAGATGAGTGGGACGCATCCATCGACGCTAACAATCCAGATAATTTCATAAACAGTAACGAAGAGGAAATATTTGTAAGATGAATAACGACGCAGGTAAGATAAGTTTTGAATCAGGTCTCGACCTTACGGGTCTTGACAGAGACATCAAAGCAGCACAAGACAGGTTCAGAGAACTGAACGGCAACGTCCAGAAAGAATGCTCTGGCATTGACGGTTCAATCAGGAATATCGGAGCTTCCATAGCAGCGGTGTTTACGGTTCAGAAAGCAGGCGAATTCATAAAGAAGATGGTCGCTGTCCGTGGTGAGATTGAAAGCCTTGAAAAGTCTTTCGGAATACTTGCAGGCACAGTTCAAGGCAAGAAATTATTTGAAGATATAAAGGATTTTGCAGTCAAAACGCCCATGACAATGCCAATGCCTGCTCTCGCCAAAGGTGCTCAGACGCTTTTAGCATTCAATTATGAAGCGGAAAATGTCATGCCAATACTGAGAGCCATCGGAGACATCTCAATGGGCAACGAGCAGAAATTTAACTCTCTCGTCCTCGCATTCTCCCAAATGTCATCTACAGGCAAACTTATGGGTCAAGATCTCTTGCAAATGATTAACGCAGGTTTTAACCCATTGGCAGTAATATCAGAGCAAACAGGCAAATCAATAGGTGTTCTTAAGGAAGAAATGGCAGCAGGTGCCATTTCTGCTGATATGATTACAAAGGCTTTCATGGACGCCACATCAGAGGGTGGCAAGTTCAACGGAATGTTGGAACAACAAAGCAAAGGCATTGAAGGCTCATTATCCAACCTCGAGGGAGCTATACAAGATATGTTCAACGAGTTAGGAGAAAAATCGCAGGGAGTCATAACAAGTTCCATTCAGAATGTTACAGCGTTAGTGCAGAACTACGAGAAAGTAGGTAGAGTGATTGCTGAGTTAATCGGAGCTTACGGATTATACAAAGCGGCATTAATGGGTATTACGGCGATTAACAACACAGCGACAGCAGCAGCACACACTCAGGAAGCTGCGTCTCTGTATCAGCTATTGACGGCGGAACAACAAGCCTCCATATCCAAGAAAGGGCTCAGCACGGCATCAGCCGAATATTACAACCTCGTCAAAGCAGAAACTACAGCCAATATAGAAGCTGCACAAATAGCACTTGTAAAAGCACGTGAAGAAGTAACAGCAGCAAGTGTTACAATGAAAGCCAAACGTGGCGAATACGCATCGGCTAAACAATTGGAAGCACAGCGCATAAAAGAATTAGCAGAAATCAAGGTTACAGGCAACGCCAAACAGATAGAAGCGGCACAACGTAAACTCAACAAAGCGGCGACAGACAGGGAGACAGCAGGAATAGCCTACCAATCGGCGACAAGAGATTTCCATACCAAGAGGACAGCGGTTGAAACGGCAGCAAAAAACGCAAACACTCTCGCGAGTAACGCAAATACCGCTGCAAAATCAGCTAATGCAACAGCAACAAACTTTCTTGCAGTCGCAAAGACAAAATTAACCGCCGTAACAAAAAAACTGACGGCAGCGGTAATGAAAAATCCTTATGCGATTGCCGCCGCTGCTGTAATAGCATTAGGTTTTGCCATATACAAGTTAGCCACACATCAGAGTGAGGCTGAAAAGGCACAATCGAGACTTAACAAGGCGTTCAAAGAAGCCGACAAGAACATCATTTCGGAAAGAACCCAAATTGATTACCTATTTGGAAGATTAAAAGCCGCCAAAGAAGGCACAGAGGAGTACGAAGCTGCCAAGAAACAAATTATCAACCAATACGGCAGTTATCTTTCTGGACTGTCAGATGAAATACAGTCTTTAAAGGATGTGGAGGGAGCTTATAAGGCAATAACAGAGGCGGCCAAAGAATCCGCCATGGCAAGAGCGAGCGAGGCATATATCAAAGAAGAAGCCGATAACTATGCAAGTCAGATATCAGACATCAGAGATGAGGTGAAAAAGATGATGGAAGAAAAGTTCGGCACAGAGAAAGGCTACGAATACTTCTGGAAGATAGTCCCGGTTCTTGAAGGCGGAGATATGACCGATGAGATAAGAGATATTATCAGTCAGTTTGATGAAACAGAATATATAATGTCTGGTAGTAGTAGCGGCATGGGGGTCGAAGCCAAGGAAATAACGACAAATGACCTGAAATCACAACTTACAAATGCGGCCAAAGTAAGAAAAGTGCTGAATAATGCCATTGAGAAAGCTAATGTAATGTTCGGCACTACACCTCAAGAGAGCAAAAAAGAAGATGAAGGGAACAGTGAGGATACTGTTAAAGTCCCTATCTATGGTGTAGATTATGAAGAAGCACGTAAGGAATGGGAGACTGCCAAGAAAGAGCTTCAGGCAATTGAAAAGGATAAGGACAACTTCACGACTAAACAGTATGAAGATGCCAAGAGCAGCGAGGAAACAGCTAAAAAAAGATTCAGCGAATTAGGAGGAGACGTATCCGACAAAAAAGATTCCGCCACAACCAAAGCGGAATCCACTCTTGAAAAAGAACTCAAAGATGCTTCCAAAGCACGTCAGGAACTCGAAAAAGAACTATACTTCCAGGAACAGCAAAACCGTATCAATTTTGAAACAAACGAGCGCAAGCGAAAGGAAATTCAGATGAAGCTCGACCATGAGAAAGAGCTATATAATCTTGAACAACAGAAGCAGTCTGCTATTGACGCTGAAATCGAAAGACAGAGAGCCATTTTCAACGCTCGTGAGAATGACAAGGCGGCCAATGACAAGAACTATACAAAAAAGACATTCTCAGAAGCTGACATTGACACAACGCAAATAGACGACATCAATAGTTCTTACAGCAAATTATTTGAGCAGTTGAGAGAAATGCAGGATGAAGAATTATCCGAACTCCAAGCGGAAGAAAGCAAGGCGATGAACGAGTATCTCGCACAATACGGCAACTACCTTGAGAAACGTAGTGCCATAACCGCTCTTTATAAGGAGAAGATTGATAATGCGGGCACGGAGGGTGAAAGAAAATCACTAACCGCACAGATGACAGAAGAGTTATCGGAACTCGATATTGAAGCCAACAAAACCACAGCTTCAATAAGCAGATTATTTGGCGACATGTCTAATAAAACAGTGGCTGACATGAGAGCCATAGCGGACGAAGCGGAACGTGCACTTGCATTTCTCATTTCCGGAGAATGGGATTCAGCTCAGGGTTTGGAATTTGGCATTACTCAGGAGACTTTCGACATTCTAAGCAAATCTCCGGAAGAACTTGAGAAGATAAGAAAGGGCATTAACGACATCCGTAGGGAAGCCGATCATTCCGAAGTCGGTTTCAAGAAAATGGCAAACGGACTTAAGCAGATTTTCAACGCCGGAAATGATGTCGGCAAGACAAAGAAAGCCCTTGCGGAAATAGAAAGCGGTCTCAATGACGTAATGCAGGTGGGTTCATTCCTTTCCGACACATTCACATCGTTAGGAGACGCCTTTGGCAACGACACATTAAAAGGTATCGGAGAAGGCATCAGTACCGCCATGGATGTCGCAGGTTCAACAATGCAGGGCATGCAAGCGGGTGCAATGTTCGGTCCAGTCGGAGCTGCTATCGGAGGTGCTATCGGTCTTGTATCATCATTGGCCACTTCGATAGCAAAATTGCATGACAAGAAAAAACAAGCTGAAATTGATGAGACAATCGACAAGTATGAAGATCTGAACAGCAGCGTTGACAATTACGGCAAAATCGCAGAAGATTCTTTCGGTTCTGGCAAAAAAGCCGCAATAGAACAACAGATGGCATTAAAACAGCTACAAATAGAACTGCTTAAAACAGCCATCGCACAGGAGGAGCAAAAGAAAGATCCTGATGATGGCAAGATACAGGAATGGGAGAACCAAATAACAGGCCTTGAAAGTGAAGTTGACGATTTGGGTGATGCTGCTGTTGATGCCATTTTCGGCGAAAGCATATCAACAGCAATTGAAAACTTTACAAGTGCCATTACCGACGCATGGGCCAACACAGGAAATGCATCACAGAAAGCCAAAGATGTAGTCAAAAACATGCTAAAGCAGATGATAAGCGAAAGCATAAAGGCAATGATTCAGTCGTCTGGCGCATTAGAAGAAATCCGTACCAAGATGGAAGAGTTCTTTTTAGATGGAATCATATCAGCCTCAGAACAAGCTATACTTGAAGGAATGGCAGAAAATCTCGCCAATGAAATTGAAAACAAATATGGTTGGGCAGATGATTTATTTGCTGATTCAGAATTTTCACAGGACAGCACTAAGAAAGGTTTTCAAGCAATGTCTCAAGACTCCGCAGACGAGCTCAACGGCAGATTCACAGCCATGCAGATAGATACGAGCAACATCAAATCATTGTGCGATTCAATACATGTAAACACACAACATTTAATCAATGGCTTGGTCGCAGTAAAAGAACATACTGATGAAATAAAAAACATAGCACTTTCCTCTCTCGATTATCTCGAGACCATATCGCGAAACACTCACGAGTTGTACGAAATGAACGAACGCTTAGGCAAAATAGAACAAAATACTCGTAATCTATGATAGAGAAAGAAATTATCAAAGAATTGTGCGATAGTGCACGTAATCTCGGTGCTTGTAAACTTATAGACAGCATCAGAGACATAGAAGAATTATCAAAATACATCTTCACCCCACAAGGTTTGGAGTTTTGTATTATACATGAATTTCCGGCACTATCAGTATTGCAGCGACATAAGGATACAATCGAAAAATACGGTTATTTCGTCGATTGTGGGCATATATCCCGTAACAATGACACTAATATAGTCTTGGCTGGTGACACAGTCGGAGAACTGAGTTATGACAACCCTACATGTCTTCATAAGATTATACTGATGCATGGAGCGAGCGTTAAAATCAATGCCAGCAATTATGTCGTGTTACAGGTATATCAGATAGGCAAATGTCATTTGGAAATTAACAAAGACCAAACCGCAATAATACTATGAACAACGTAAAAGTATATATCAATTCAAACACTCAGACAACTGAGCAGAAATGGGGCATAACTTTCACAGATATCGCAATCTCTGCGCTGATGACACCTGCACCCAAGAAGGAATATCTAAAAAACAAAAGTCCTCTGAAACACGGAGCGCAGGTTCTTGCCAACAGCGACACACTGCCTAAGTCTGACGAGCGTACAATACAGCTTACATTTCACCTTAAAGCCACTACCCTTGCGCAATTCTTAATGAGATACAGAGCCTTCTGCAATGAATTGGATAAAGGCACCCTACGACTTACATTGCATGTATATGAAGGTAATACTTTTTTTAGGGAAACATATAATCTTAAGTATCTGTCATGTCCTCAATTTGCCGAATTTAACAACAGATTAGCTAAATTCGTTCTTAAAGTGAGTGAACCTAATCCAAAAAATAGAGAATTACTGCACTCACCAGATATAACACTTAATGAATAAATGTTATGAACGTAAAGGATAAAAATGGTATATTAAAAATATCAATAGATGAAAACGACAAGTGCATCTATCATAAGGCGTTGATGGAAGAGGAATATATCCTGCTCAACTTTGAAAGCGATATTCTTATTCCTTTCGCCAAAGGTGATTATATTGACACCGAGTTCGGAAGATTCTACATCGTTCATTTAGAGAAACCGAAATTTTCCAAAGCAGGCGGTTATACATACGACCAAAAATTTCACTCAGAATGGGAAAGATGGAGGAACAGAATATTATTCTACAACAGACAGAGTGGCTTTGAGAAGTCATGGAAAATGACTCATCGTCCAGAAGTGTTTCTTGACATAATAGTCGATAACATCATGAAAGCGGGATTTGGCGAATACGCATACGCTGTAGATCCTGAACTTAGTGAAATGAAGTTCATTGAGTTCGATTCCGTTAATATCATTGATGGTCTAACTCTCATTGCTGAGGCATGGGAAACGGAATGGTATCTCAGAAACGGCATAATATACCTTGGCAAATGTGAACACGGCTCGACAATAGAATTGAAAACTGGCGATGCCATCAGTGAAGATATAGGCGTAAGCATCAGCAATTCGGAATACTGCACAAGACTTTACGCTTTCGGTTCAACCAAAAATCTTCCACAGAACTACAGAAAGGAAGAAGAAACCGATGAAGTTATAGAAGGGATCGTTGAAAAAAGATTGAAACTTCCAAAAGGCATTCCGTACGTTGATGCATGGGCAAATATGGCAGAGGAAGATGTCGTGGAAGGTTCTGCGACGTTTGATTATGTTTTTCCTCATTTCATCGGAAAGATTAAAACCATTTCTTTAAAGACATACACCGAAACCATAGAGAACGAAGACGGTACTACCACAGAGAATCAGTGGGACGCTTACAGGTTCACTGATGACAGTTTTGTCTTTAATAAAGATTATATGATAGAAGGTCAGGAATTGAGATTGATTTTCCAGTCGGGCAAATTGGCTGGCATGGATTTCGCCTTGATTTTCGAACCCGACAATCTTAGTCAGGTATTCGAGATAATCAGAAATGAGGATTACGGAATGCCTTTGCCAACTGATGTCGGCGAACGTTTCACACCACAAGTAGGTGATACGTATATTCTATACGGTTACGATACTAAATTTGTATCTGATAATCTTGTCGAAAATGCAGAATATGACTTATATGACGAAGCCTTGAAATGTATCGCACAAAGGTCAAAACGCAATGCCGTCTATTCCTGCAAGACAAACCCGATAAGATGTGCAGGATATGTGGAGTTTTCAAACGGAGAACTCGTTTTCAGCAATTACAATATCATCGACCTTGATGTCGGTCAATCGGTAAGAATTAACAGCGAGAATCTGGGTATTATTGTCTCGCGTGTTCGTTCATTTGAGAAGAAATTGTATAACAAGTACATCTGTGATTACGAGATAGGCGATGAAGAGAGATATTCCAAGACAGGTTCAATGCAAGATGAGATTGATACGATAAGAAAAAATCTCGGAGAAAACACATCGGACGAACGTCTGTCACTCGTCAGGCTTCTTGATACCAAAATACCTACAGACAACAATGTTTTCTCATCATTGAGGGCAAGGAAAGAATTTCTGAGAAAGGATGTCATTGACAGGACATCACAGCGGATTATATTCGAAGACGGTTTACAGTTTGGCAAGAGCTACTCTTCCGGCGAAATGGGCGGTCGCATCGATGGCGACGGCAACGCAGAACTCCTCACCATGGTGGTGCGTCATCTTTTGCGTTCTGCCGAATTCCGAAATGGATTCACAGGCGAAGGCTGGCAGCTTTGGGTTGATGATTGGGGACTTTCCAACCTC